ACTGAGCGTCGCAATCATCGCCGCGCTATGGCTGATTAACGAGGTGGCAACCTACATCGCCGTAGAACGCGAAGGACGACGCGAAAACAGAATCCTGCACAAGTAGGATAACACACGGAGGGAACGAAAATCAAACACCCCCTCCCGAAGAAGAAAGAAAATCAATTTTTTTAGCGAAGAAACTTTACTGGTTGTAAAGTCGGAGAAGGGAGAAAAGTTGTCGAACATCCGGGAATTTGCAGAACGACGCGGGTTAAAAATGGCGGACATCGCCAGAATCACGGGAATCTCCGAATCCATGTTGTCGCTGATTGATAGCGGCAAGAGGAACGTAACACCAAACACCGCAAAGAGGCTTGCGCCGACACTTGGAGTGAATTGGTGGGAACTCATCGACTAACAGCGCGAAAAGCGCAAAGATAGAAAGGGGTATCACAATGAGCGATGAAGTTATCAAGGTGCGAATCGCGTACCGTCTGCTGGACGAGTACGGAAAGGACATTCAGAGCCAGTGCCTGGACGGTTGCGTATCGCGCGGGGACGCGAACATGGCGATTTTCGCCATCCGCCAGAGCGCGAAGAAGCTGAAAGCCATGACGCGCGACGAGTTCGCGAAGCTGGGGGACTGGGACTACATCAGCGAGGCATATGGCGTATATGAAGCCGTGATGGAAGACCTGCTGTTGGCGGTTAAATATGAGTTGGACAAGATGGCGGATGCCGTCTAAGGGAGGGAAAAGAAAATGAAAATCCTGAATCTTGAGAAAATCGTGCCGGACGCGGAAGCCCGAAAGGAACTCTTTGAGCAGCACATGATGGAAACCACGCTTCGGCTCAACGCGCCGCGCATCATCCGCGCACTCGACAACGCTTGCGACAGCAAGCGCACCGCCGACCGCATTTGGAAGATTATCTGGATGGACGTTCGGAGCGGGAAGGTGAAGGACTACGGAGCATTTCAGAAGGTTTTCCCCGGCGAATTTGATGCCTACGTTGCATACGGCGACATCATGAATAAGCTGCTTGAAGAAATCAGCGACAAGATGGGGGCGCTTTGGAATGACTGACTTCCAGCGTGCAACCGGGATAACGATGCAGCCGGAGGAAGGCGAGGGGCTGCGGTGGTGTCCCATCGACGCGGTAATCGTAAAGCAGATTCGCAACCATCTGGGAGACAGCGCCGCAATGCGCATCGTCTACGACGCAGTTTGTAACATGGCGGGCATCAACACGCCGGACGACATTACAAAGTTGACGTTTGAGCGAGCGTATAGCCGCGCACTGTCCGAGACGGGGCGGTATCAGGCGGGGGAGATTGACGCACAGGGCAATTTCATCGCGGAGGTAATCGCGACGGCTTTCGCCTTTGCGCCTAATGAAATAATAACACAGAAGGCGGTGAAATAAATGACCGAATTTGGAGGGAATGAGCTGCGGAAAGCACGAGAAAATGCAGGTATCCGGCAGTGGCAAATCGCAAGCGAAATCGGGGTTTGTGAAGCCCTGATTGGACGCTGGGAGCGAGGCGAAGCGTTCCCGTCGCCAGACGACGTTGACCGACTGGAAATCGCCTATAAAGCGCCGGGATTGTGGCACAAGTGGATGTTATCCAACTGCGATAGCTACCGCCGACATTATCGCGGCGTAGATGAGACAACGACGGCGGGGAGCGTTCTCCGAGGACGGTTCGCGATTGAGGACGTGATGTGCTTGCAAAGCGCAATTGAGCGCGACGTGTCGGAAGACGGGCGCATTGATAACCCGATTAACCGAGATAAGTACGAGGAGGTTCTGCGAAAGGCAATCGCCTGTCTGACGGACACGCTTGCCCGAATCGAAAAGCGAGGTGGCGCGAAATGACGCAGTACCTCAACACCGAGCGCGTCGCCGAAATTCTCTGCATCAGCAAGGAGAGCGCCCGGAAATTCATGCGCGAAATGCCGCACGTCTACATCGGAGGCAAGGCGCACGAAACCATCCGCGTCACTGTCAGCGACTTTGAGCAGGAGATGGAGCGCCGAAAGCGTTACCCAGCGCAGGAACAGGAGAACGAGGTCATCCGCCAGCGGAAGAAGCGCAACGACCTTGTGGCACGCGGGCTGATGAACCCTGACGGCACAATCGCCCGGAGAAGGGCATAAAAAAAGCGCCCGTGCCGCGGGTACAAAGCGCGAACACGAGCAGACAGAAAGGGTAAGTGGCGGTTAAGCCACTTACATTCTAACACAAGTAAGGAAGGAAGTCAACAACATATATGGAGCAGTTTATCAACGAAATCGAGGAAAACGAGCAGGGAGAACGCGCGGGGTTTGTCATCGACAACGACCAGAAGGCGGACTGGGCGGTTCGCCGCATCGCAGAGCTGGAAGCCGACACGCAGAAATGGAAGGACTACTACAAGGCGCAGAGTGAGCGCGTGGCGCAGTCCAATCAGCAGAGCATTGACTACTTCACCGCCCTGCTGGAAAGCTACTTTGACACCGTTCCGCACAAGGCGACGAAGACCAGCGAGAAGTACAAGCTGCCGAGCGGCGTTCTGGTTCGCAAGGCGCAAGCGCCGGAGTACGAGCGCGACGATGCGCAGATTATCGCGTGGTGTACCAAGAATGCGCCGTCCTGCGTGGAGAATGTGCCGAAACTGAAATGGACGGCGCTGAAAGGGCTGATTACAGAGAACAACAGACAGGCGATTGATGAAATTACGGGCGAAGTCGTCCCCGGCATCAAAATCATCCCGCGCGACCCGGTTTTCGCGGTGCAGAAGGGGTGAGCAAAATGGCAAGACGCTGCTGCCTGTGCGGGGCATATCTGGATAGCGGGGAGCGCTGCGACTGCGGATGCAGCCAAACGGACGAAGTGCCGCGAGGGTGCAGGAAGCCCGTGCGAAGGGTTGATGAAGCCAGCCGAACGGGAGAGGATTGGCGCTGGGAGAAGTACATAAACGAGCAGTATCAGCGATGGTACGAGTGCTGACAGGAGGAACGAGCATGGAAAACGGACAGATTTACGCCGCAATCAGCGCGGCGATGGCGGACATTTCCGCAATCGGCAAGGACAAGTACAACCAGCAGCAGGGTTTTAAGTTCCGCGGCATCGACGATGTGATGAACGCCTTGAAGCCCATCCTGACGAAAAACAAGATTTTCACAGTCCCGCAGGTTTTGGAGCAGACGCGAGAAATCAAGGTAACGGCGAAAGGTGGAGAACTGCGGTACAGCCTCCTCAAAATCGCGTTCCGCTTCTACACCACCGACGGCAGCTTTGTCGAGGCGGTGACGCTGGGCGAAGGCATGGACAGCGGCGACAAGGCAAGCAACAAGGCAATGGCGATTGCTTACAAATACGCGCTTTTCCAGGTGTTCTGCATCCCGACCGAGGAAATGACCGACCCGGACGGTGAAAGCTACGAAACCAAGCACGAGGCGAAGCACGAACAGCCGAAGCCGCAGCCAAAGAACGCAGAGAACACGGCAGAAACGCCGACGAACTACATCATGCGCGAATGCAGCAACATCGGCATGGATATGCAGGAGTTGGGCAGAGTTCGCGCCGCGCTGGTGGAAGCAAACATCGTCCGCAACATCCCGACGAAAGAGATGACGATGGCGGACGCAAAGGCGCTGATGGACGCGGTGAAAGCTAATTTCCGGGAGGCATCATGATGAATAGGGCAGAACGCAGGAAAGCGGCGCGGGACATGACCCACGCCACGCAGAGCATCATGAGGGCGCGGGGAGGCTACGAACGCGAGTATGAGCGCGGAGCGAAGGACGCGGAACGCCACGCAATCAAGATGATTTTTGCCGGAATGTGCCTTGCAATGAAAGATGAGTTCGGTTTCGGCGCACAGCGGATTTATCGGATGCTGACGGCGACGCAAAAGTATCTTCAACCCGGCGCGTACTTCACAACAGCCGAACTGATTGATGAAGTACTGGAAAAGACGGGCATCCGGCTGGATTTCGACGACCCGTTTGACATGGTGGAGCGAATCGAGAAAGGGGAAAAGCGATGAATGTAGTTAGCAACGTCGAAATCATGGGGCTTGCGTCGAGTGTAAAGGCAAGCCACTATCCGATGGCAACCGACACGAAGAATTGCAGCGCGGAAGTTACAGAGCGGACGATGGCGCTTGCAACCTGTTTAGCTGGAAGCGGACACGACCAGTTTTTAACGGGAATCGTCGTGCAGTTCGACCTCACGTTCACCGTCAAGGCGTGGGTGGAAGCCGAGCGGTACCACTTTTTGGACTTCGTTTCGAGCCAGTCCACCATGCACCGCATTATGAGCATGAACATCGACGAGAAGTGCATCGACTATGTGCGCCGTGAAACAATCGAGCTTATCGAGAAGATGGTTGAGGAGTACAAGGAAGCCCCCACGCCGGAACGGTATCTTGCAGTCCTCTACAACGTGCCTGTTGGCTTGCGGCTGACGGCGCGGATGACCACCAACTACCGCCAGCTCAAAACCATCTACCAGCAGCGCAAGAATCACCGTCTGCCGGAATGGAGGGCGTTCTGCGCATGGATTGAGACGCTGCCGAGAGCGGAGTTTGTCACAGGAAAGGAGAAGCAAAGCTGTGGCGACTGAAAGGGAAAAGTTTCCACATTGCCCATACTGCGGAACGGAAATGCGGTGCGATTCCGAAAGATACATCACAGGCGGAGGCTACGCTGCATATAGATGCCCCAAATGCCGTTCCATGTCGCCAATTAAGGAAGACATGGAATCGTTTGGCAATGCGTGTAAAAACGCCTATTATGACGCAATGCACCGGTGCAAACCGCATAATCAAGTTCTGACGATAGATGATTTGTTAAAAACAGTATGTTGCTGGGGGTTTGGAGGTGACCCGGAACAAGAAATTATAATGTGGCTGGAATATAAAGACGTGATTAAAGGATACACCGTAGTCAAAGGAATGGAAGCACATGGCGAGAAAACATTGTTTAAGTTTTCGTTGCTCGGCGCTGACGGCGTTTTTAAACTGGATGCGGATGCGTGCGGAAGCCGTTGGCGATGCTGGTCTTTTAAGCCAACGCAAAATGCGCTGAAAGAAACGCCGTGGGAGGGGGAAAAGAATGCCTAAAGAAGAACTTATGCCGCGATGCCCGTACTGCGACGATGAAATGAAATACGTTGTACTCGATATGGAAAGAAGAACAGCGCGGCTTCGTTGTCCGACGTGCGACTCAGAATTTCTGCCGTGGGAGGGAGAAAGTGACGATGACGACTAAGCCGCGTAACCGCGTTCTGACGTTTGCCGAAGCAAGCGCGCAGAACCAAAAGACGGCGCGTGTTTGGGTGGAACTGCGCTACAATATTCCAATCTGCGCGTATTTCCTCGTGCGCACAAACAAAACGTGCCGAGTGATTCCGTACAATCTTGGTATTGGCAGCTTCGTCGTCGGAGAAGAGGACTACGGCACAAAGTGGCGGTGCTGGGAAAAAGAGCCGACACGAGAAGAAACCAAACGCGAGCCGTGGAGTGCGCCATGATTGCGACAGTCGGCAAAGTCATCGAGAAACCGGGCAGCCTGACAATCCAGACTGCCCGACCCGATGCGGAAAACCTATCCGATACAGTCACCGTGCTATGGCAGGATTGCCGCACGATTAGTCCAGAGCAACGACGTAAGGCGTGGGCGCTGATTGGCGAGATAGCCGCCGCGACGGGATACCTCGGACAGGGGGACAAAAGCGACCTCAACACAATGCTCAAGGCGGAGTTTCTGCGAGCGCGAATTGATAAGCTACAAGCGGAGGCAATCAAGGCATTCAGCCTGTCCGACGTGGATATGACAACCGCACGGCTCTATATTGATTGGCTTGTTGAGTTCTGCGTGGTAAACGACATCCCAACAAAACAGCCGCTTGTGGAGTACGCGGAGGACATTGGCGCGTATATCTATGCTTGCGTGATGCACAAGCAATGCGCCGTCTGCGGACGCAGACCGTCAGACCTACATCATTGGGAGCGCGTCGGCATGGGCGCAGACCGCACGGAAATCAATCATATCGGGCTGCTGTGCGAACCGCTTTGCCGTGTACATCACACAGAGTGCCACACGATGGCACAGGCGGAGTTCGACGAGAAGTACCACATTCAGCCCGTCAAAATCGACGAAAAAATAGCTAAGCTGTACAAGCTTGGGAGGAAAAGCAATGAACAAGCTGACAATCATCGGAAATCTGACGCGCGACGTTGAGTTGCGCACAACGCAGAGCGGCAAGAGCGTCGCCAATTTCACGGTTGCGGTCAATCGCCGCGCGAAACCGGGCGAAAAGGCGGAAGCAGACTTCTTCCGCGTGTCCGTTTGGGACAAACAAGCGGAAACGTGCCAAAAGTACCTTGCCAAGGGACGCAAGGTGTGTGTGATTGGCAGCGTCAGCGTCAGCACATACACCGCCAACGACGGAAGCACACGCGCGACGCTGGAAGTTTTCGCGCAGGATGTTGAGTTCCTGGACAGCGCGAAACAGGATGCACCGCAGACGGAAGCACACGGAGCGGCTCAACCGCCCGCGCCGCAGTACACCCCGGTATACAACGAGGATTTGCCGTTCTAACGGCAGCTGATGGAGGTAGCAAATGGAGCTTGAGTATGTGCCTGTGCAGGTAGCCATGCGCCGGGAAATCGCGAGACTTTCCGACGAAGAAGCCGGACGTGCGCTTAAAGCCATTCTTGATTATGTGGCGACGGGTGAGGATGTCGAGCCGGAAGGAAACGCGGCGTTTTTGTACCTTGCGCTGTTGCGAGAATGCGATAAAATCTGCAAGATTCACGAGGTGCGTTCCGCAGGTGGCAAGGCTGGCGGACGTGGTCGCCCGAAGAAAACAAAGTCAGAAGAAATCCAGCAGTCCGAATCGGAACAGGCGCAGCTCAACCCTGAAACAGAGCAGAAGCCTGAAGTGCACACCCCTGCACCATTCATCAGCGACGAAGAAGCCGCAGAAATCCAGCAAGGCACAAACGCCGTGCTGGACGAAGCGCAACGGCAAGGATTTCCCGACACAACAGCGACGATGGACACCATCAACCAGCTTGTAGCAGACAACAGTGCGGAAGAGGTGCTGGAATGCGTGAAAATCGCCGGAGAATCTGGGAAGCCTAACATCCGATACCTAAAAGGCGTAGTAAACGGACGCGCGAAAGAAAAACAAAAGGAAGCGCAACGGGAGCAAGCTCGGATTGAGGCGGAAAAGCACCCGATAAGGTTTATCAATAGCACAGATGAAATTGAAGTTCACGAACCGCCGAAAATCAAACAAAGAGATGTATTTATGAATAGTGTTGGGTATCCAGAGGTACGGACGAAGTTGGAAGAAATAGCGAGAAAATGGAGTAGTTAAAGATGGACGCATACATCAATGAGGACGCGGAAAAAAGCCTGATTGGGCTTGCGATGCAAGATGCAATCGTGGCGCAGGAAGTTGCCGCACTGCCTGATGCACTCTTTGGCTTGAAGCAGATGCAAGCCTGTCAGCGCGGAATTATGCGCCTCGTGAAACAAGGAAAAAACGTTGACCTTGTGACGCTGGACGCGGAAGTGCAATGCGACTTCCAAGATACCGCCCTCTTGATGCAGTGCGTGCAGATGGGTATTTCGCCCATCATGTCCCGACAATACATAGCGCTTTTGGCGGAGTGCGCCAAACGCCGTGAGCTTGCGACGCTGGCGCGAAAAATCCTGCAAGACGTAGGAAATCCGGGTGTATCGGTTGCGGCTCTTCAAGCGGATTGTGCAACGGCGGCGCAGTCATCAGCCGCCGTAGAAGACGGGGTGACGATGCGCGAAGCTGCGCTAATGCTTGCCAATTCCTTTGACAAGAAGGACGGGGTGACGTGCGGAATCGCAGACCTTGACGTGATGCTGGGTGGATTTAAGCCGGGACAGTTGATATACATCGGCGCACGTCCCGGAGTCGGTAAAACGTCACTTGCTATCTATATGGCGAAGTACGTTGCGGAGCACGGCGGCGGGGTGCTGCTTGTCAGCTTGGAGATGAACCCGGTGGAGATTGCCGCGCGTTTCATGGCGAACGAATCCGGCGTGGACTTGCAGAAAATTTCAACAGGCACAATGGAATTGGAGGATTTCGCGCAGATTTCGCCCTGCTATCAGGCACTTGCAGATTTACCAGTCACCATCGAGGAAAGAGCGGTTACACCGCTTCAAATCCGCAACGCAGCGGCGAAAATGAAGGCGAGCAAGCAGGGGTTGAGCCTGATTGTAGTTGATTACATCCAGCTCATGCGAGCCGATGAGAAGTGCGGAAACCGCACGGAGGAAGTCACGCAAATCAGCCGCGAATTGAAGCTGATGGCGATGGATTTAGGCGTTCCGCTTCTCTGTATGACGCAGTTCAACCGCGAGAGCGAGAAGGGATTCGGCAAGGCGACAAGAAGCGAGCCGGATATGTCACAGGCGCGAGACAGCGGCGCGATTGAGCAGGACGCGAACGTGTTTCTTATCTTGCATGAGCCAGAAGAGCCGCAGGACGCGAATAGCGACAGATGGCAGATATACCACAATTGCCAAGCAAACGGGTTGACGTGGCAGACGTGCCGAATCAGGAAGAATCGAAACGGCGCAACGGGAGTTGTGAATCTGGGGTTTGATAAGCCGCATATGCGGTATACTTGCCTAAAAAAGGACTAAAAGGAGGAAAGCCATGTACAACATCATCGTTTTCGAGAACAAACGGTTTGGAAACATTCGGACATTCGTCGAAGAAGGAAAACAAGAGCCGTGGTTCGTGGCGGCGGATGTGTGCCGAGCGCTGGAAGTCAAGAACGCACGGGATGCAGTGGCACGTCTTGACGACGACGAAAAGAATACCGTCGTTTTAACCGACGGAAATCGCGGCAATCCAAATGTGACCGTCGTCAGCGAACCCGGGCTGTACGCACTCGTCCTCAGCAGTCGCAAGCCGGAGGCGAAAGAGTTCAAGCGCTGGATTACGCACGATGTCATCCCATCAATCCGAAAGAGCGGCGGCTACATCGCAGGGCAGGAAGACATGAGCGACGCTGACCTGATGGCGAAAGCCCTGATTGTTGCCCAGCGACAGATTGAGCAGCGCGACAAGCAAATCACGGAGATGCAGCCAAAGGCGCTGTTCGCGGATGCTGTGAGCGCAAGCAAAACAAGCATCCTTGTGAACGAGATGGCGAAGCTGCTGCGGCAGAATGGCGTTGAAATCGGCGAAAAGAAGCTGTTCAAACTCCTGCGCGTGAACGGATATTTGTGCAGCAAAGGAGAGCTTCACAACTGCCCGACGCAAAGAGCTATGGATATGGGACTTTTCGAGATAAAGGAAACGGCTATCACAACGTCGGACGGCAGCGTTATACTGCGGCGAACGCCGAAAGTGACGGGAAAAGGGCAAGTGTACTTCATCAAAAAGTTTAAGGGGGGATGGGCGTAATGCGAGTAAAACCAAAGCCTTGCCCGAATTGCGGAAGCAAGTACGTGGAAATGTGGACTAAATTTTTCGGCGGTAACGGTTTTGAGGTAAGATGCTTGGACTGTGGTTATATCGGTGAGCTTGGAAAAACAAGAGCCGCAGCCGCGAGAGCGTGGAATAACGACGAAAGGAGAAAGAAGAATGCAGGATTATAAGCTGAAACCGTGCCCGTTCTGTGGAAGAAGTCCTGATGTATACCAAGCTCCAAATATGATGATTTTGATGGGGATGCCGTATTTCGCTGGAGAATGGATTTGCTTATGTCTGCATTGCCAAATGAGTGCCGTCGGAGGGAAGAAGTATTCGGATGTTGTGCAAAAGTGGAATCGACGAGCGCCGGGATGGGTGTCCGTGGATAAGGTGCTGCCGCTAAATAGAACGCACGTCATCGGATTTGATATAGAAAGTGGGTGGAACTATCCATCGTTGTGTTTTTGTCCAGACACAAAGGAGTTTTTGGACGAAACATACGACTACAAGCCTGTGAGCATCACGCACTGGATGCCATACCCGGACGCGCCAAAGGAGGACGAAGAGGATGAATGAGTGCAAAAACCGTGTGCTGTCCCTTACAGAGCTTGCGGTAGGCGCAGGAACGCTCGTATGGCTGGAAGATAACAACGGAGGCGACGAGCCGTGCGTACATGCGCGAATGGTAACGTACTGGGAAAGCAAAAGCCACCGCATGTATTTCGACGGCGGACGCACATGGTACGCCGATTACACCTACGGCGAGACGTGGCGCTGCTGGCTGCGGAAGCCGACGCCGGAAGAAATGGCGAATATACCGTGGGAGGAAAACCAAAAATGAAGTATGAGTTTACTGGCGAAGTAAAAAACATCGGCGGAAAGATACTGCACCGCATCCGGGCAGTGCGCGACATCCCGGAACAAAACGTGAAGGCTGGCGACTTGGGCGGCTGGCTCGAAACAGAGGAAAATCTTTCACACGACAGCGCAGCGTGGGTAACTGGCGAGGCATGGGTGATGGGAAGGGCATATGTGACGGATTCGACGCTGGTGGCGGGAAAGGCGTTGGTGACGGGCGAGGCGTTGGTGATGGGTGCGGCGTTGGTGATGGGTGCGGCGTTGGTGACGGATTCGGCGCATGTGATGGGTGCGGCGTTGGTGACGGATTCGGCGCGTGTGATGGGCGAGGCGCGTGTGTCGGGAAAGGCGCGTGTGACGGGAAAAGCGTGGGTTATGGGCACGGCGTGCGTGACAGGCAAGGCGTGCGTGAGTGGAAATGCGCGTGTGATGAAGTCGTCTGACTGCATTACAATCGGTACAATCGGCAGCCGTGACGACACAACCACTTTTTACCGTGGCGCAGATGGGAAAATATACGTTTCCTGCGGATGCTTCAACGGCTCAATTGACGACTTTGCCGCAAAAGTCAAGGCAGTCCACGCAGGGACAAAGCACGAAAAGACGTACTTGCTGGCAATTGAGTTGGCAAAGGCGCAGATTGAGACGTAAGGAAGGAAATCTGATGAAAACTGTGACGCTGCCCGAGGCGGTGCTTTTCGGCACGATGATTGGTTTGGGAGTGACGGGCTTCCTGCTGGCGAAGGAAACGCGCCCGTGGTACATTTACATTCTGCTGGCGCTCGTCAACTGTATCATTTCGATTCTTGTGTACGCCGGAGCGGATGCGCTTGCGGCGTGGTTGGGGGGATGACAATGACGGTTATCGGTCTTTTGTGTCTGCTGGCGGCTACGGTGTGCGTGGCTTGCGCATTTGTAAATAAGGAGTGATGGTGGTTGTGAAAGAATTGCAAGATGAAATTGTAACGGTTGTGTTCTCCGAGCTTCTCCGAGCGCAAAAAGAGCATGGAGAAACGTTCAACTCCATGCCGGAGGCGTTCTCCGTGATTTGGGAAGAAGTCGAAGAAGCGAAAGAAGAGATGCAGCGTGTCATCCGAAAGGCAAACGACGTCTGGCTTGCGAACCGCCGAGACGACGAGAAAGCATTCACGATGTGCGCGAGCAAAACAGCAGCGGCAGCTACACTGCTGGCTTGCGAAGCTGTGCAGGTTGCGGCAATGTGCATGAAGGCGCAGAGAGGAGGTGCAGCATGGTCGAAAGGCAAGATTGGCTGAATGCGCTGACAATCTGCCCGGTTTGCAACGCAATGATGAAGCGATACACTACGATTGATGTTCAGGGAGGCGCATGGGTAAAATGTACAAATCCAGAGTGCGGACTACACGGCGTTCTCTTTATGCCGATGTAATCCCGACGGAGGACGAAGAGCAGGAAGCCCTTTTCCGCTGGGCGGAGGCTCAAAGCGCAACGAAGCCATGGCTGAAAGGGATGTTCGCAATCCCGAACGGCGGCTATCGCGCCAAAGCAACAGCCGCGAGAATGAAACGCACCGGGACGCGTGCAGGAGTGCCGGACATCTTCCTGCCCGTCTCCAATGGACGAGAACACGGGCTTTTTATTGAGATGAAGCGGCGGAAGGGCGGGACAGTATCGACATCGCAGAAAGAGCGCATGAAAATGCTTACCGCCGAGGGATACCGTTGCGTCGTGGCGAAGGGTTGCCAAGAAGCGATTGATGCGATTATGCGATACATGAACGGAGAGTGAGACAATGCTGGACACCGACGACATCCGGTACTCTTTTTGGTTGGAGAAAGAGCTGGAAAAGAACGTTAGGCGGCTTGCGGGGAACGTTTCGCGTGGATGCAAAAGCCGCCACGATGCCTACAAAGTCAGGGCGACGCAGGACGCAATCAGGCGGCTAAACGGCGAGAAGGAGGCAAACGGAGCAATTGAGAAGGTACAAGATATGCTGTACACGGAGCTAATGAGCGGACAGATTCGCCCGGCGCTGTATACAGCTATCGTTAAGGCGTTTGAAGGGGTAAAATAATCGTGGGCGGTCGCGGGAGGGGAAAATGGTTGACTTAAAGCGGATGCGGTATCTCATCAGGCGGTATCCTATGGCTTGCTTGCGAGCAGAACAGGCGCGAATCCGGGCGCAGAAGCTGACGCGGACAATCAGCGACGCGCCGCGCGGGGGCGGAAGTATGAACAGCACGGAGGAAGGGCTGCTGTATCGCATCGAGGCACTGGAACGCAAGAAAGCAATCTGGGACGAGTTGTGCAGGATGCGCGAAGAGCTTGCGCCGCTGGTGGATGCGCTGGAAAGTCCGCTGGAAGTGCAGTGCATGAGAATGCGGTATCTGGAGGGAAGGAGCGTCCGGGAAATCAGCTACAATCTGGCGTATTCCGAGCAGCATGTTTTTCGCGTGATTGGTAACGCGGAGCGGAAAATCCAGAGCGCGGAATAAGGTGGTCGCGCATCGAAAGGTGCGCGATTTTCTTTGCAAAAATCGCAAAAAAACTGCATTTCGCCCCTTGACATATTGCCGGGAATATGCTATAATAATTTATGTCAAGGGGCGGTACAAAATAAAAGCCCCCGACAGAAAGGGAAAGAAAATGAAAACAAAGTATCAGCCGCTCAAAAATCCAACTGCCTACCGACTTGAAGTAATCATCAGAACGTGCGAATCCGTAGAAGGTTTGGGCATGATAAGGGGAATTATTCAAACGCTGCTCGTTTGCAATAGAATAACCGTAGAGGACCGCGATTATCTGGGAATCCTTGCTTGTGATATTATCAAGGCAAAGCGCGAAAACAAATAATTGATAACTCAGGAGGAGCATAGACCAACGCGACGGACGGAATTACAGCTGACCTAACGGCTATACGGGGAGAAAAGGAACAATATGTTGTACTACACCGTGAAGCAGGAGATGTCCCCATACTGGGAGAGGACGATTGCAAAGTTTGACAGATTCGAGGAAGCCGACAAGTACGCGCGGAAAGAATCACGATTTTCCGCAAGCCGATATTCCATCTACAAAAACAACCGCACAGGAGAACATTTTGAAGCAATGTATATCGCAGGGATGTGTGCAATAATGTAATGCCGGATAGGAGGGCAAGATGGAAGTAACGCTGACGAAGGAAGAATACAGAGAGCTTAAAAAGCATGGTCGCCTTGAAAAAGATGGTTGCGTGTACAGGCAAAGCTGAACGGCGAAACGCTCGCAATCTGCGAAAGAGCAAACGATATGGACTACATCGTCGAGGTGAAGCGTGAAAAGTAACGGCTTGCAAAATCAATCATCCTATGCTACAATACCTCCGAAAGGGGTTGTAGCAATGCGGAAAGAATACTACCAAGGCGCGGCATCCGTCCGCGCAACGCAAAAGTACAAGGAAAAAATCGGGATGCAGAAGATAACCATTGAGGTGCAAGCTGGAAGCCGCGAAGCACTTAACGCAGAAGCCAAGAGCCGGGGGGTATCCGCAACGCAGCTGATTGTGGATGCGGTGAACGCCTACATCGGGCGTGAGATAATTACAAGCAAAAAAAAATAATAGCATGGGGCGCATCCGCTGGGGTGCGCCTTTTTTGTTGCTCAAAAAAGTTTGCAAAAAAATCTCGAAAAAATGTGATTTACCCCTTGACATATACGGCAGTATATGCTATAATAATAGTGTCAGGAGGGCGGTACAAAAAATAAAGCCCCCGACAGAAAGGGAAAGACAATGACTGATAAAGCAAAAAGCGCGGCGCTGTTTGAACAGCACCGCCAAATGACCAAGGCGTGGGAAGCGCAAATGGACGTACTCGCCAAAGAAGAAAGCATCACCGACGAGGAATACGAACAGAAGCTCATGGAGCTTTACAAGCAACACAAAGAAAAAGCGGATGCGGTTTGGCTGAAAGCGTTCGCACTGCGATTTCCGAAGCGCAAGGGCTGGTTCGCGGAAGTTTTCGCGCCTTCGTTCGGGATTTGCGAAAACAAGAAACTTTCGCCGAAGCAAACACAAGTGTTCGTCGACTACTGCATCAGTGATGCGGATACATGGCGGAATGGCAATACGTACTGCCGGTTTGGCGACAAGCTGGTAACGCTCACTCGCCCGCGTTACGCAAATGGATGCGGGTACGTTACAATAAGGCAACTGTAAATGAATGGAGGGGAAAACACAGTGATGCTGACGCTGACGAAGGAAGAATACAGAGAGCTTAAAAAGCATGGTCGCCTTGAAAAAGATGGTTGCGTGTACAGGCAAAGCTGAACGGCGAAACGCTCGCAATCTGCGAAAGAGCAAACGATATGGACTACATCGTCGAGGTGAAGCGTGAAAAGTAACGGCTTGCAAAATCAATCATCCTATGCTACAATACCTCCGAAAGGGGTTGTAGCAATGCGGAAAGAATACTACCAAGGCGCGGCATCCGTCCGCGCAACGCAAAAGTACAAGGAAAAAATCGGGATGCAGAAGATAACCATTGAGGTGCAAGCTGGAAGCCGCGAAGCACTTAACGCAGAAGCCAAGAGCCGGGGGGTATCCGCAACGCAGCTGATTGTGGATGCGGTGAACGCCTACATCGGGCGTGAGATAATTACAAGCAAAAAAAAATAATAGCATGGGGCGCATCCGCTGGGGTGCGCCTTTTTTGTTGCTCAAAAAAGTTTGCAAAAAAATCTCGAAAAAATGTGATTTACCCCTTGACATATACGGCAGTATATGCTATAATAATAGTGTCAGGAGGGCGGTACAAAAAATAAAGCCCCCGACAGAAAGAGGTAAGAATTATGAAGTTCGCGAGCATCAAGAAGGGCATCCGCATCACCGAGAAGATGGCGCAGAAGCTGGCTATCAACTGGTACTACGAAACGAAGAAATACTGCTACGAGTTGCAGTACGGGGACGAAACGATGGATGGCGACTACGAGCGCAGCATCGTTCGCTGGAAGAAAGGCGAAGAGTACAAGCCTTCCGAAGTCGTTGCAACGTTGGCGTGAACAGGAAGGAGGAGCAAGCAACATGTCAAACGAAGAAATCATCGTCAAGTCCGCCATCAGCGCGGGCATCTTCTCCGAAGAGGAAGCAGCTGCTTACATCATGAACGGGTTGCGCCTCCCGATTCACACCTTCTCCGAGTGGAAGAGTTGCGGATACATGGTCAAAAAGGGCGAACACGCCGCGCTGACCGTGAGCATCTGGAAGCCCAAGACGCGCAAGAGGAAGGACGGCAAGACCGTAGAAGCAGACAAGGAAGAAGATGACGGGTTCTTCCTGACGACCGCCTACTTGTTCACCAAGCAGCAGGTGGAAGCAATCAAGCCCGCATAATCGCAACAGAATGCCGCCTGAGAGCCGCCGGAGCAATCAGGCGGCATTGCTGGCAATTGCAAAGAAGCAAAAACATATAGAAATAAAAAAATGAGAGTTATGAGAGTAATTCCCGTGCTATAATGTAAAATGTAAAAGCAGCAAGAGAGTGAAAGGAGATGGGCGCGCGAATGTATGACCGACTTAGCTACAAAAGTGGGGCAGAGCTTTGTGAGCAAATGGCGCAAGAATGCGATACTGCGATTCTGGCGTTTTCCACCGGGAAGGATAGCATTGCCGCATGGTTACAAATGCGGCGCTATTTCAGAAAAATCGTACCTTATTATTGCTATGTTGTTCCCGGACTGTCGTTTGTTGAAGATAGCCTCAAATACTACGAAGATGTCTTCCAAACGAGGATTTATAGGTTACCACATAGAAGCCTGTATCGCTTTATGCGCTGTATGGTTTTTCAACCTCCGGAGCATGTGACAAAAATCGAAGCACTTAACCTTCCGGGCGAAGAGTATGATGACTTTATGGTAGGAGAGCTTGTCCGTCAGTGCGGGCATCTTCCACCTGCTGCTTATGTCGGGACAGGCATCCGAATGGCGGATAGTCCGATGCGTAGAATTGGCATAATGACGCATGGAGCAATAAACCACAATCAGAAGAAGTTTTACCCGGTGTATGACTGGAAAAAAGAAGACCTGATTCGAGAGATTGACCGTGCGTGCGTGAAATTACCGATAGATTACCATATGTTTGGCAGAACATTTGACGGTTTGGACTACAGGTTTTTGAAGCCAATTAAGGAGCATTTCCCCGAAGATTACAAGCGAATTTTGGAATGGTATCCGCTTGCGGAACTTGAATTTTTTAGGAGGGGTGAACGAGATGGGGTATTGGGACAAGAAGAACGCGGCTAACAAGGTACAAGAAGAAAGCCAGCAAGAAGAAGACACTTTGGAGAACTTGGAGAAGGAAACACTTGAAGAACTCGGAGACGTGGAAAAATCATTCCGGGAGCGCATGAATGCCGAAAGTAAGCGCTTTCGCGATATGTGCGATACCGAATATTGGTTCTGCGTGTGTTTCACATCGCGGGAGCAGAAGGAAGAGTTCTTGAAAAAAATCGGGATGGAAACAGACGTGAAGTACATCGACGGGAAGGACATGGCGCGAGCATACCGAAAGGCAATCAAGACGCCAGACCTCGATTTTGCGAAGGTCAAGCCGTATGACAAAGAATATTGTAACCGTGCGCGTGATTTGTAAGCCGCGCACGGTTTACTATTGCAACAATGAAAGGAGGTGAAAAGCATGACTGCTATTCAGCGCCGCATCAATGCGGTTACTGGCGTTTCCGGCAGAGGGTCGCGTTCGCAAGCATCTCGTCGCGTCCGGAGCGCTATGCTTGCTCGTGCATCCAATACCTGATGCACAATAAGAGCAGGAGGTGAGAGAGATGGCAAGGCGCAGATACAGCAACGTTGCGGGTGGCGTGCAATTGTCCATGTTTGACATTATGACAAATGCAAGCAATGGACGAACGCGCAGGACGTCGGCAAGCAAACTGTCTGCAAGAGCATCGAACACCTAAACACAACAAAGGGGATTCCGCGCATTTACGGAATCCCCTTTGTTGTACAGAAAAACAAGCAATATCGCGAAAGGTTGTGAGTCACGGTGGCGGGGAAAAGAGGGCGACCGAAACTTAATGTTGACCTTGAAGAAGTTCGCGAGCTTGCCGCCGAAGGCAACACAGCCGAACAGATAGCAAGAGCGCTTGGATTCAATAAAAAGACACTTTTTTTGAGAAAGGACGTACATGAAGCATTTGCCGCTGGTCAAGCGGACTTATGCACGAATTTGCGGCACTGGCAATTGGAATGCGCCAAAAGCGGGAACGTGTCAATGCTCATATGGCTTGGTAGGCAGTATTTAGGGCAGAAAGACCACCCGGAACTTTACGAGCAAGGGCAATTGAGTAAAGTTGACGAAATCATGAAGCATCTCGATGAGGTGGCGGACAAGTGAACAATTGCATTGAATTGACGCCAAAACAAAATGAATATCGGCGCTGTGCGGTAAAGACTTGGAACGTCAAGGTTGGAGCGACAAGAAGCGGAAAAACATACGGTGACTACTGGCTAATCCCAAAAAGAATCAGGGAAGTTCGCGGACTTGAGGGATTATATGTGATTCTCGGCAACACGAAAGGAACGTTGCAACGGAATGTAATCGAACCTATGCAGATGATATGGGGTGCTGAACTCGTTGGCGATATTGGAGCGGACAATACGGCTCAAATATTTGGCGAAAAAGTGTATTGTCTTGGTGCAGATAATGTGAAGCACGTCAATAGACTGCGAGGGGCAAGCGTAAAATATTGCTACGGTGATGAAGTTGTGACATGGAACCCTGACGTATTCAGCATGTTAAAAAGCCGTCTTGACAAAGCTTATAGCAGATGCGATTTGACGTGCAATCCGGAGGGACCAACACACTGGTTCAAGCGTGAACTGGACAAGGCTGGCGAGGATTGGTATATACAGACGTACACTCTCGACGACAACCCGAAACTTGATGAAGCGGTCAAGAAACGCATGAAGCGAGATTTTTCCGGGACTGTTTTTTATCAACGCTATATTTTGGGCTTGTGGGCGGCTTCCGAAGGTGCGCTCTTCACGACAATGCCCGAATATTGCAATCAGACGGAAAAGCTGCGGGACGGCATCGCGCACGTTGACGCTGCATACGGCGGCGAGGACTACACCGCGTTGACGTGCGCAAAGCGGGACGGCGACACGCTATATTTGTACGGGCGTTTGTGGCGCAAGCACGTTGACACGCTGATGGATGTACTGCAATCGGAGACGGAGCGCCTAATGTGCGCCCCGATTTACTGTGAAACAAACGGCGACAAGGGATATTTGGCGAGGGAATTGCGCCGCCGCAATATGGCGGTACGCGCATACCCGGAAAAGATGAACAAGTACCTAAAAATCAGCACATACCTCAAAAAGTGGTGGGATAATATCGTGTTTTTGGAAGGCACGGACAAGGATTATATCGCGCAGATTATGGATTACACCGAGGACGCGGAGCACGACGACGCGCCGGACAGTGCCGCGTGCTGCTGCCGGATTCTCGATAGGAGCGGCGCGAGTTTGTATGTTGGGGGGTGATACATATGTTTACCAAATTTACATGGCAGGACTGGCAGAACGAGCCGGACAAAGCAAAGGCAACGCTGGCGGTTATCGGAGCATATAAACACAGCGAGGACTTTAACAAGGCGGGAATCGCGCAAAGATACTATGAAGCGCAGAACGATACCGTTTCCGCGAAAGTCGTGCTGCGAGCAACCACATCGGAATCGGAGCAAAAAACCGCCGACGGAAAAACAGTCAAGAAGAAGGGGACGGCGACGGAAGCAGTCCCCGGACAGCGCATTTACAGCGACTTTTTCCGCCGCTTTACAATGCAGCAGGCTAATTACCTGCTTGGCAATGGCGTAGAACTGGCAAACGACGCAATGAAGGTCAAGCTGGGCATCGGGTTCGATACGACGCTTGCGAAAATCGGACTATATGCGCTGGTGCATGGCGTGTGTTGGGGCTATTGGAATCTCGACCACGTTGAGATACTGCGAGCGTACACGGATAAAAACAGCGGATTTGTGGCGCTGCTGGACGAACTGACAGGCGAACCGATGGTTGGCGTGCAGTTCTGGCAGATTGGCGACGACAAGCCGCTGATGGCGCGTGTGTTCGAGCCGGACGGCGTGACGGTTTATAAAACGCGCGAGAATGCCTCTGATTTGGAGGTGGCGCAGGAGAAACGCGCCTACAAGCGCACATACGCGAGGGACATCACAGGCGAGCGCCTTGTGTCCGAGGAGAATTATAGCGCACTGCCGATTGTGCCGCTGTACGCGAACGACAAGAAGCAGACGGAACTGACGCTTGCAATCCGTTCCAAAATCGACCTTTATGACATCGTTCTTTCCGACTTCGGAAACAATCTGGAAAAGGCGAATGATGTTTACTGGGTGCTGAACAACTTCGGGGGCAACTTCGACGAAGTGGCGCTGATGCTGGAACAGATTCACAGACTGAAAGCAATCGCGAACATTTCTGATGGCACGTCATCCAGCACAGTAACGCCGGAAACCTTTGAAGTTCCGTATGCCGCGCGTCAAACTGCCCTGGAATTGCTGGAACGGCAGCTTTATCGCGATTATATGGCGCTGGATGTGTCGGAACTGACGGGCGGCAGCCTGACGAATGTTGCAATCCGGGCGAGCATGGCGAATCTGGACTTGAAGGCGAACGCCTACGAATGGCAGTGCTTTGATTTCGTGCAAAAACTGCTGCGGATTCTGGGCATCGAAACCGAGACAATCCGTTTCAAGCGACAGACAATCGCAAACGAGAGCGAAATCATCCAAAACATCTACACCGCGCAGGGCGATTTGGACAAGGAAACGCGATTGAAGCTGAACCCGATGATTCTGCCGGAGGAAATCGACGACATCATCAAGCGTGGGGAGGAAGAATCGCTTTTGGGTATGCGGATGGCGCAACAGGCAATGCAGCAAACGGAGGGGGACGAACAGAATGCTTCTGATTCTGATGGTAATTCTGGCAGTTTTGGCAGCTAACAACGTGATTATCGTTCCGGGCTGGCTCTTGTGGTTTGGCTTCATCGTAGGGACAATTGCGTACATTGACGAACACGATTCGTTGTGGGAGAAAAAGCCGTGACGGACGTGGAGCGCAACGATTTGCGCGAAGCCGCGCTGCAAATGCGCATAAAGGCGATGTACCAAGAGGCGCTTGACATCGCCACGGAGCGCCTGAAAGACTTCTTGCGGAAAAAGCAGCAAGTGGACGATGGCAAGATAAAGCCGCCCGCGTACTACGACACGCCGGAAAAGGTAGAGCGGTGGAAAGCGGGTTTTGTCCGCGAACTCATCCGCCAATATCGCGTGGAAGAAGTCATCATGGAGGAAATCTGCAAGGCAGGGAAACGGGCAACCGACGACATCCGGAACACGATGGGCGACGTGTACGCCGATAGCTTAGGCGAAGCGCAAACCGTCATCGAGGCGCAAGCAGACCGCGCGGGTGTAAAGGTGTCGTTCGCGCAGCCCAACAAACGCGAAATCAAAGCGATTTTCGCCGCGAACGAAACAGCATTCACGAAGCTGGCGTACAAGAATCTGGGGCAGAACACCGAAATTCGCCACAAGCTGCAAAACGCGCTGGCGCTGTCATCCACGCTGGGCGAGGACAGGAAGAAACTGATGAACCGCATCAGCGACATCACAGGACAGAGCGAGTGGCAAGCGCGGAGAGTAGCGCAGACGGAACGGACGCGCTCACAGAGCCAAGCGAGTTATGCCGCATCGCAGGAAGCAGCAGACCAAGGCGTAACGGTCTACAACAAGTGGTTCTGCCGCTTCCAGAATAGCCGTGAAGCGCATATGGCGCGACATGGAAAGATGGCGAAGCAAGGCGAATGCTTTCCGAACAGCAATATCCGCTTTCCTGGCGACCCGAACGGCAGCGCAGCGGAAACAATCAATTGCTACTGCATGATTATGCCGAAAGTCATCCTATCCACCGAGTATGTGGACGAAGACGGCAACATCCGAAAGAAGGAAAAGAAATGAGCGGGTTCGTAGACCACACGCCGGAAATCAATCAGAAGCTGGAACAGGCAATGTTTGTCGGGCTTTTGGCGGTTGCACAAGAATCCGTCGGCATGGTGCGCGAGAAGATGGTGACAGGCTATGAGCATAAGGTCTACGACACGGGCAACCTTGCACGAAGCATCACCGCCGACATCGACCCGGATAACAACGAAGTAACCATCGGCACAAACGTCGAGTACGCGCATTATGTGCACGACGGGCACGCGGGACACGCTGTTTTCTTTCCCAAGCTGGGCGACAAAGGCGAGTTCCGCGTCATGCCGGGAGGATACACCCCCGGCAGACCGTTCATGACGGACACGTTCGCAGATTCCGCAAACGCAGGACGTCTTGTGGACATCATGGCGGACGTAATCAAACAGAATATGGACTAATAACAGCAATATCAGCGCATGGCAAAGCACCGCCGTGCGCTGTTTGCATATACGCGGAAAGGCAAAGCACCGCCTAACCGCAAACAATCAAAGGCGCAAAGCATCGCGCCCCGAAGCAAAGGAGATTGAATCATGAACATCCTCACCCGGAAGAACCTGAAAGCCCTGAATGTGCCTGATGAAGCGATTGACGCGATTGTGGAAGCCCACAGCGACGCAATCAACGACATCAAGGCGGAGCGTGACAAATACGCGGAACAGGCGAAGCAGATTGCAGCGCTGACCACGGAGCGCGACACGCTCAAGCAGCAGCTTGCCGACGCGAAGAAGAGCGGCGGCGACGCGCAGAAGATTCAGGAGGCGTTCGACGCCTACAAGCAGCAGGTGGAAACGGAAAAGAAAACTGCGACGCTGACAACCGCCGCAAGAAAGCTGCTGACCAGCAAGGGGATGCAGGAGAAACTTGCAGACCTCGTGATGGCAAAGCGCGGACTGGACGGAATCGAACTCGACGACAAGGGCGCAATCAAGGACGGCGACAAGCTGATTGACGCGCTCAAGGGCGAGTATGGCGACCTTTTCTCCACGCAGCAGCAGCAGGGGACACCTACCACAACCCCGCCGAGCGGCGGCAATGCCACGCACGGCAGCGGACGCGCCGCAGCACTGGCGGCGAAGTACGCGCAAGATATGTATGGCGCAGTTGCGCCGGAAGGAGCAAATAAATGAGCTTTACCAGCAAGGCAACCGGGACTGTTTACCAGCCCGGTTATTTTCTTGAGAACGCGGAAGACGCAATCCGCGAAACCAAGCAGATTAAGCAGTCTGGCGCTACCACCGCCGAAAACGGCGCGAAGTACGTCAAGATGGGGACTGTTTACCCCGCGAATGACGGCACTGCCGTCGGCATCGTGTACGAGGACGTGGACGTTACAAGCGGCGATATGCCTGGCAGCGTCGTGACGCGCGGCACGGTTTACGAGAGCCGTCTCCCCGTCGCAATCAACAGCACCGCCAAGAGCGCGCTGACGGCAAAGGGCTTCTACTTCATCGCCGCCGAAGCCACGACGGTTCGCCCGTACTGACGAAAGGAGAATACTATGCAGATTCCATCTTTTGAGAACAATATTTTCGGTCTTATCCCCAAAGAAGAGTGGCTGGACGTTGGCTTCAACGTCACCCGCCCGAACGACCCGGTTGACGCGCTGTTTCCCGACGAATACAGTGAAAATCTCGTGGCTAAGTGGCAGGAGATTGCCAACCAGTACCAGCTTCCCGTGATGGCTGACTTCCACAGCTTCGACAGCCGGACGAACATCGCCACCCGCATCCCCGTCGATACGCACAGCATCGAGAAGGGACTGATTAAAGTAAAGATTAACCAGTCCGAGCGTATGCGTGCGCTGCTGCGTTCCGGCGTGCAGAATGACGCTATGTATGACTACGTTATCCGTGACGGCATCATGCTCGCCGACCAAGTTGTTACGCGAACCAAGGTTGCGAAGAACGAGGTTCTGGCAACCGGCAAGATGACCATCAAGGAGAACGACCTCGACCTGACTATCGACTATGGCGTGAAGCCGGAACAGACGGAATTCACGTTCGATTTCAGCGAGGACGCGGACATCCCGGCACAGATTCAGTTTGTGTCTGACACCGCGCAGGAAGCGGGAACAACGGTTGACACCATCGTTACAAGTCGCAAAGTGCGGAATCAGATGCGTGCAAACCGTGCAATCCAGAAGCGCATCAACGGCACGTTGAGCGAGGGCGCATATGTGAGCAACGCCGCGCTGGATACGTTCCTTTCCACGGAGTACGGCATCAACCGCGTTATCACTAACGATTTGCAGTACGCCATTGATGGCGGCATCGGCGCGGACGGGCGACCGATTCGCACGACCAAGCGCTATTTCCCGCAGAACAAGATGACGTTCCTGGGCACGGGCAGCGCCATGACGCGCATCGGCGCGGGCTTGTGGGGACAGACCCCGGAAGAAACGGTCAACACCGCGAACACCGGGCTTAACGTCAACCAGTCCGGTCAGCACCGCTATGTCATGGTTTCGCAGTGGGTGGAGAACGACCCCGTTGTTCTTTGGACGCGGGCATCCGGCTTGTTTATGCCGGTTATTTTCAATCCGCAGAGCATTTGGATTGCTACCATCACAGACGCGGCGACGGGTCAGTTGACGGTTTCCTCTGCCGCTGGCACGGGCAAGGGCAACACGAAGCTGACTGTCAGCCCCGCAAAGGAATCCAGCTCCAACCTGTACAAGGTGAAGGCTGGCACGACCGCGCCGTCTGCGACCTATGGGCAGAATGTGCGGACTTGGAGCAACTGGGACGGCACGTCTGACCTTGCCATTGCTACCGGGCAGAAGGTGACGGTTGCGGAATGCACCAGCGACTACCGCGTGATTCGCTCCGGCAGCGCGACGGTGACGGCAGCGACCTAATAAGAGAGGTGGAAACATGGCTGTGATGCTGGAAATGGCAATGCGCGAGTGTAACAACTTTTTTGAGCGCTGCAAGTACGCGGGAGAGATTCGCATCGCGGGCGGTAAAATCGTTCCTGATGTAGGTTCGCCCTATGTGTACATCAGCGGAAGCGCGCGGAACGACGGCGTTCACAGCCTTGTTTCTGGCGCAATGGAGGACGCAGACGGGGAAGAAACTTTCGACGGCACGTTGTGGTTTCTTTACCCGCCGCGCCCGTTTGTCGAAATTGCAAAAGAATGCGCGGAGTACGAAACGAAAAACCCGACGGGGGCATACACCTCGGAATCGTTCGGGCATTACAGCTATTCGCGCGCAACCGGGAGCAACGGCGTTGTGACGTGGCAAGCGGCATTCGCGGATAAACTGCGACCGTATCGCCATATGTACACGGAGGTGGGCTGATGGCGTGGAGTGATTTTCTGGATGACGCTTGCATTGTCGACAAGCGCACGGAATCCGACGGCATGGGCGGCATCGTTGTCACATGGACAGACGGCGCGCCGTTCCGCGCCGGATTCATCCGCAACAGCAGCACGGAAGCCATGATTGCATATCAGAGCGGCATCCGCGAACTGTTTACCATCGTATTTTCTGATATGCTGGAATTGCTTCCGAACGACCGCGTGAAGCGGATTTCCGACGGCAAAGTCTTCCGCATCACGTCGGACGCGCGGGACATGACAACGCCCAAGCAGAGCGATATGCACTTCCGAGAGGCTGACGCGGAGGTGGTGACGGCGTGATTGACTTGCAGCGGAAACTATACAAGTTTTGGAACAGTTTCACCTACGAGGGCAAGCCAATTCCCGCGTATGTTGAGGACGCAGTGCCGGAGGAGGCGTCTTTTCCCTATTTCGCGTTTCAGTTACAAGAAGGGGACGCATTCGGAAAGTCCGCAATGATTTGCACGCTGTGCTGCCAGGCAGAAAACGGAAGCAACGTAAACTTGCAGCGCGCAGCAATCCTCGACGAGGTTCGCCGCGCCATTCCGCCGGAGGGGACGGCAATCTACTGCGACGATGGCTTTATCACCCTGTACCGCAACAATAGCAACTTTTTCCGCCTTGAAGTGGACACAACGCTCAAAAGCGTCTGCTATGGACGGATTTATTACGAAATCGTGACTTACTACACCTAACAGGAGGTAACAAAATGACGACTGGTCTTCGGGCAAGCACCTTTGAGAACTTGCAGCTCAATGCCGGGATGTTTCTCGCCAATTTTGACTATTCCACCGCCACGGACGCGGCGACGCTGGGCGCGCTGCTGAAAACGGAGCGCGAAAAGACAAGCGGCTCTGCGCTGATTGGCGCAACGCGCGGCGGCGGCACGTTCGTCTGCACGCCTAACACGCGCAGCATCGAGGCGGACGGCAAGCGCGAGGAATGGAAAGGCAGCAGCGTCAATGATGGCTGGACTATCAAGCTGACGACTACCCTGCTTGAAATCAATGCCGACAACCTTAAGCGGTCTTTCGGCACTGCCGACGTGACGGACACGGAGAAGAAGCACACCATTAAGATTCGCACCGACATCAAGGACGCGGACTATATTGATAGCCTCGTCTGGGTGGGCGACACCTCGAAGGGCTATGTGCTGATTGCCATCAAAAACGCGCTGAACACGGCGGGCGCAACGCTGACGTGGACGGACAAGGGCGAGGGCACTATTCCGGTGGAGTTTACCGCGCATCAGGACGGTCTGGAAACCGACGGATATGCACCTTGCGAGGTTATTTTCTTCGACCCCGCCGCCTAACAACACGCGGCAGGGTTCGCGCCCTGCCGCACTTTCGTGAATTTTGAGGAGGAAAACGCATGAATACCGCAACCGCATTTGAGCAGATGGCGAACGCCATTCCCTATATCGACAAACTGGTAAACAGCAAGGAAATGAAAGCCTTCGTGGAAGAAAAGAGCAAGGGCGACGTTGTCGGGCGCGACATTCTGATGAAGATGCTGCCGATTCTGTACGCAAAACATCCCAAGGAAACAATGGGCATTATCGGCGCGATGCATGGCAAGACGGCGGAGGAAGTCGCAGAAATGGACTTCACCGAAACCGCCGCCATGATGGACAAGGACACACTCGATTCGCTGTTTGCTTTTTTTCCCTTTGCGCTTCGTCTGGGGTGCATCATGTAATCCCTGTGTTATACAAATACCGCCCGCAAAACGTTCACGCGCTGGGTGTGCTTCTGGCGCACGAAAAGCAGGAGGAAGCAAAACGTTGCTACATGGCTAATATGGCGTGGATGACGGTGCTTGCTATTTCGTCGTTCGGCGGCGCGAATCTGGAAATTCCGTCATACAGCGACGTTTTCGGCGAAGAGAAGAACGAAACAAAGCAAAAAACAGCAGAGGAAATCTGCGACGATATTATAAACGGACTAATGGCGAGGGGAGGTGCAGAAGATGGCGGAAGCATTTGAGCTGTACGCAAGTTTCAAGATTGATACAAGCGGATACACGCAAGAGCTGAACAAAATCCGGCAGGAAATGGAGCAGTTTCAGCAAGAGCTCAACAGCCTTGCTATTCATCCGACGTTTGACGGTGGACGTTTTCAAGCAGAATTGCAGCAAGCGCAACAGCAGTCCACGCAGGCGACGGAAGAAATCAAGCGTTTGCAGCAGCAAATCCAGTCTTTGCAGCAAGCCGCAGACGGCGGCGGTTCTGGCGATTCGGGCGGCGGTGTGCTGAGCGGATTTTTGAGCAGCCTTGATGTGATTGGCGATATTGCAAGCGGACAGTTCCTTGCCAACATGGCAGTAAACGGCATCAATAGCATTATCGACGGCGTCACGGGGTCGATTGATGAATCAATCGGGCTTGCGTCCGACCTTGTGGAGACACAGAACGTTGTTGATGTGACGTTTGAGGATTCCGCGTCTACCATCAACAAGTGGGCGCAGGAGGCGCTGAACGCATACGGCATCACGGAAACCAAGGCGAAACAGTATTCGTCCACGCTGGGCGCTATGCTCAAGTCGATGGGCATCGCGGATGACCAAGTTCTCCAAATGTCAATGGATATGGCGGGTCTGGCGGCGGATATGGCGTCATTCTACAACCTCGACCACGATACGGCATTTGAGAAAATCCGCTCCGGCATCTCCGGGGAAACAGAACCGTTGATTTTAGCGGCTTAATGGAGAAATCTATTCTGAAACTGCTGGTGAACGCAAGCAAAAGCGGTGTGCATGAAAATGCGCTAACGGTAAAACTCTAAACTTGCCAATTGCAAGCACGACAATACCGTGCCAAGCCGTCACGGACGGAAGGTGTAACGACTAATTGTAGCGTCGGGATTAGCACGACGCGAAGTGCCAGCCGCCCCCCGAAAGGGCGAAGAGATAGTCTAATCCCCTGCAAAATATCGGGAAACCGAGGGTATAAATGTAAAATCTTTGGGCATCAATATGTCCGTCGCAAACCTGAACGCCTTTGCCCTCGAAAAGGGCATGAACAAGGCGTTTGATAAGATGTCGCAGGCGGAACAGGCGACGTTGCGCTATCAGTATCTGCTGGAAGCCACGAAGGACGCGCAGGGCGACTTTGCGCGAACCGGGGACAGCTTCTCGAATGAGATGCGCAAGCTGCAAACAAATCTCGACCGCATTAAGACGGAGTTCGGCAAGGGGCTGCTGGGCGTTGTAACGCCCGCGATTTCGCTGCTCAACAACGTGCTGTCGGATAAATCGTACCAGTACACGACAGCCGAAAAAATCATGCAAGAGCGGGACGACGCAATATATGACGCAAAGGCGACCTATGCGCAGTCGCTCACAATCGTTAATTCCATGCGCAACATGGAGCAGGAGAGCGGCGAAGCTGTAAAGGCAACGAAAGCGTGGCAGAAAGCCCTCGAAAACCTTAAAAACGTTATGCCGGGACTTTCGCAATACGTTGATTTAACCTCTGACGCCATTATGGGCAACACAGAGAGAATTAAACAGTATGTGGATACCGTGAATGGCGTGTCGCTGTATGGTGCACATGATACCGCCGTTACCGATGCACAAGCAGCAGTTGATGAAACGGAAAAACAGCTTGAATCCCTATATGCACGCAGAGATTATCTAAACTCGCTAATTGTGGGGTCTAATGCTGAAGAAGTAAAAGCCGCATATCATGATGTAGTAGAAAATGCCTATCAGTCCTTTGTCCGCACAATGGCTGAAACAAATGCCAACTATACGTTTGCCAATACATTTGACGAATTTTTTGCATCGCAATATGATGAAGTTGACAGGGCGATTCGCGGGGTTGGAGATTCTTCCATAAATCTCTTCGATTTCGGAGACATGCAAGCTGCGGCGTGGAGCAAGCTCACAGAAGCAATGAGCTTGCAAACATTCGATAGCAGCGCCGCCGCCGGAGAATTGGAAGAGGTTAATAGACAAATCGAAGAAACGAACGATAAACTGAACGAGAATCAGACCGCGCTTGCAAGGGCAACAGCGGAATGGGAAGCGTACAAACGTGCACACCCGGAAGCCGAAGAACAGGTAAAATTCAACGAAGCCATCGAGGACGAGAAGAAAGCGCTCGAAGACCTAAAGACCGCGCTGAAAGACGTGGATACCTACCGCGCGGACACGCTGAAAAAGGCGCAGGAAGCCTACAAGGGCGTTGCGTCGGGCATGGGCTACATGGTAACGCACACGCAGGAGGAAATGAAGAAGCTCCTCGATACCGATTACAGCAAGGAAAATGTGCTTAGTTGGTACGGGACGAATGCGGATGCGCTACACGCCTATAATGATGCTTTGCAGCAAGCCGAAGCGGCTGGCGTTGACGTTGGCATCTTGTCAGGGCTTACTACATACTCCCGCGATAACGATGCGTACCTTTCGCGTCTGCTGAACCTAACGCCGGAAGAAATCAAGCAGCTAAATGCAGACTACCAGCGCGCCCGCGACGAAGAAAACGCGATGGCGGAAACCAAAACGCGGTATACGCTGGCGGACGATGAGACGTATCAGGCGATGCTGGAAACCGTGCAAAAGTCGCTCGAAGCGTTTGAGCAAAAGGACGAAATCGCGGCATACATGGCGGAAAATAACAGCGCGGTTTTGGCTGGCATCAACACAATGGGCGAGAAGCTGGAAGCAGAAATTCCGGGCATCAATGCGCTTCTCGAACAGTTGGGGTTCAAGCAAATTGATTACGAACTGAAAGATAAGCCGTGGATATCCGATTTCTTCGTTCGCGGAGATGCTGACCAGCGAGAAGAAGATATTGCGCACGAAAAAACAGCCCCGACGCTAAAAGAGCAAGCGCAAGCACGCCGCGCCCGCGAACAGGCACGAGCGCGAAGCGGCTATGCGGACATGATTGAAGATGGGCTAATGCCCGACGACATCAAAGCCCGCGCGCAGCGGTGGAATCGGCTTGTCGAAATGAAAACGCAGGAAATGAACGACATCGTTGACATTTTGGAACAGCGCATGGAGGGAAACCAGCGTCAGCGGGAAGCCGAAGAAGCGGAGCAGTGGAACAATCGAGCAACAAAAGATATGCCGCCACTATATATGATGGACACGATTATTGCCAACGCAGCGCACCCTAAATTTGTGCCGAATACATACATCGGCGCACCTTCGAGCGAACAGCAAGAAAAAACAACGGGCGGCAATGTTTTCTCCGCCATCGAAAGCGCCATTGACGCAGCAAAAGAAATCGAAAGTAGAACGATACAGGAAGATTTTGTAACGCAGTCTATTTTCAATGCGCTTGGAGAAATGATGGAGAACTACAAGGAAAGCCTAAGAAACAATAGCGCACCCAACATTTTTAGCAATAGCGACGGCGTTCTTTTTGTGCAAGTAACAAACCCGGACGCAATTGCGAACGCGGTTTCTGGGCTTCCGCCAACAACCATCAATAACACATTCAGCGTGGACGGCAAAACCGTCGCAACGTCGGTTGCGCCTATCGTCAACAAAACAATCGGCAGGGGCATCCGTGGGAATCTGATGGAGGTGGCGCGATAAATGGTAACGCGATACCGCGCGTGGATGGGAGAAGAAGCGCTGGAAGACCTCGACCCGTCCATCATCATCATCGACATTTCGGAGGATGCGCCGAAGGAAGCCGTAACAACCGAAGCACGCCCGGGCGGGGGGATGTACCTCACCGGGCAGCTTCGGCAGTCCATCACGGTAACAATCGCCGTGGAAATCCACGAAGCAAACACCATCCACAGGCAGCTTGTCCTCGGTAAAATCATGCGCTGGGGCAGCGGTGGACAGTACCTGCGCACGTCATACCGCCCGGAACAGCGGTTATACATCGACAGCATCGAGGCAGCGAGTGTTTCCGCGCTCAAATGGACGGACACGCTTGCAATCAAGCTGACGGCATATCAGCGTCCGTGGTGGGAGGAAGCAACTGTTTCCAAAATGGAAACAGTTGAAGCAAGCAAAAGTGGCATCCTGACGGTTTACAACCGCGGGGAAATGCCTTGTCCGCTGGAAGCCGTTTTTGTGGCAATCGACCCGCTGACAAACGTTGCAATCAGTTGCGGAAGCGAAAAAATCGTGCTGACGAATATCAGCGTGAAAACGGGCGAGGAAATCCGCATAGCACACGACGACAACGGCATCCAGCAAATCACGGCAGCGGGGACATCCGCGATGGGCAACCGAAACGGACAGTCTGCCGATGAAATCACGCTAAAGCCCGGAATTAACAAGGTGTCGTTTAGCGGCGACGGGCTTTTGTCGCTGACGGTCACGGCGAGGGGGCGGAAATATTAACTACAAAGCATATGGCACACCGCAGGAAGTAACCTTAACGTCCAAAATAAAATGTCGTGTTGTGGTAAACCCTAATGTGGAAAATCCAACTGGTTGGGATATAGAGAAAGGCTATCCAACAATCGGTAGGAAAAAGGTTACTTTTCCGGTTGTTCTTCCAGCCGACGCAGTAATCACATCCGCACGAGTACACGCAGATTTTCGGCGCGACCTTTGGGGCAATCAACAAAAACAAGACGTAAACGACGTCCATGTTGACGAGGCTGGATTTTCGTCCATCACGCTTCCAGACGGAGCAAGTACAACATCGTTTGTTGCAATACTCTCTTTCCAAATGTGGAAAAAGATTTACACAGACAGCGACGAACGAACGTTTAACGTAGACGTCCGCGACATCTACCTCACAATCGACTATGTTTCCGGCATCATCCCCGACCCAGACGCAAGCAAGGCATACACCAACAATGTGCGTTTGCCGCGTCTGCTGGACAAAAATCTGCGAGAAATCAAGCGCTTGCGCCCCTCTTCGCTATCTCTATCGCTAACAATCGACGACATTTCTACCGCGAGTATGACGCTCGTTGACGGTACATGGATGGACGTAACGCAGTTTGTGGAGCTGTACCACATCGGCGGCAGCGTCGGCATCTTCCGCTTGCGCTCGGACACGCAGACTTACAGAAATTACGCAACGCAGGAAGTCAACCTCGACCACGCCATTTCTACGCTGATGGACGGGCTTCTGCCGGAGCAGCTCAAAATAGGCAGTGCATCCGTTGACGCGGTTGATGTGCTGGCACAGCTTCTCACCTACCAGCCGGAAACGCGCTGGCAGATGGGGAAGTGCGAGTTATCGCAACACCTCACATACGATTTTGACGCGGGGACGAACATCTGGACAGCAATCAACAACGTCAAGAACTTGTCGCCCGCAGAAATGATGTGGCAGTACGACTTTTCCACCCATCCGTGGACGCTCAATCTCGTTAATATGCCAAACACCGTCTCCTGTGAAGCGCGTTTTAACGGCGCGCTAACCAGCGCAACTGTCAGCACCGACCGCGATGACCTTGTGACCCGTATGTACGCATACGGCAAAAACGGCATCACCGTTGGCACGGTAAACGATGGAAAGGACTACATCGACGCGGACACCATCGACGAGTGGGGCATCGTGTGCGGCAAATACTCGGATAACAGCATCACGGACAAGGAGACGCTGCTGGAGAACGCGAAGAAGGAACTGGCGAAAAAGAAGAACCCACCAATTTCCATCGACGTTTCCCTTGTGGAGCTTTCCGCCATAACAGGCTTGCCGTATGACCATTTCCGGCTGGGGAGCATCTGCCGGGTTGCAATGCCTAAATTCGGGCGCTGCTATGATGAGCGCATTCTGACACTTAACGCGGACAACGTGCTGCTTGAGCCGCAAAAGGTACAAGTCACCATGTCAACGGAGGGAAAGAGCGTCAGCGGCATCATCGAGGCGCTGGGCGGCAAGAGTGGACTTATTTCTGCCGGAACGGAATAAGGAGGACGCATGAATGAGTTAAATTATACTTGCAACTTGTCTGCCGGGTTGCGGATGACACCGCTTAAAGCGGCGCTCGTGCAAGGCGAGGCGAACGCCCACACGCTGAAAATCGCGTTTGAGAAGGACGGCGCGCCGTACAGAATGGATTCGGGCGCGACGATTGTCGGCAGCTTTATCAGGCTGGATAGCGTCGCAAGCACGGACGAAAACCCGACGATTCTTTTGCAAGGCGCGGTTAGCGACGGCGTGGCATCCGTGACGCTTTCTGCTGCTTGTTACGCGGTTGTTGGGCGTTTCCGCCTGATGGTCACGGCGACGGTCGGCGAGGACACGACGGCTGTCTTGTGGATTGAGGGGCGCGTCGCGGCGGGGGCAACCGGGATAGTATACGACCCGGATAACGTCATCCCCGATATTACAACGGTGCTTGCAAAGGTGCAAGATTGCACAAACGCAGCGGCAAGCGCAAACGCAGCGGCAGAAAGCGCAACATCCGCAGCGCAGCAGTTTTTGGGGAAGTACATCACGGACGAAGAAAAATTGTTGCTGCTGGAACTGCTGCAAATGGGTGCATATCGCTCCAACACCGCCGCGCAAAATTATAACAAGCTATACGCAGCGTGGAAGGACGATGTATCAGCGCTTGAGGCACAGCGCCCGCAAATCATCAGCGTTGAGGCGGACAAAACGACAATCGCCGTCGGAGAAAGCGTGACGTTCACGGTGACGCAGAAGAACGCGGCATCAATCCGGTTCCTTGTGGACGGCACAGTAAACGAGTGCATTTACGACGTGCAGCAGGAAACGATAACGTTCACAAAGCAGTTTCAATTTACCGGGAGCGGAACGCGGGTTGTTGCATTCCAGGCGGTTGACGCGAGCAGCAACGTCGGGCTGGAATCGGATAGTATCATCATCACAATTAAGGAGGCGGCACAAAATGGCGTGGAATCTAATCCGCAGGAATAACGGCGAGACTATCCACACGGACTATGTTGAGTGGATGTTGGATAACGCCGCCGACATCTCCAATGGCACAGAGCCGGGGAAGTCTGGCAGTATCGGCAGTCTGGCGTACACCGCCGGGTTCGGCTCGATGTGGCAGAAGGACGCGCAGGGCGCGTGGGTAAAATTGGGAGGTGGCAACTAATGGTTGATGCAAGCACGATTGGTGTGATTCAGGCACTTTACGGCACAGGCGCAAACGGTGGGATTCCAACGGCGCTGGTGACGGACAAGATGCTGACGCTGGAGAACCGCGCGGCGGACGCGAAAGCTGCTGGCGACGCTATCCGCGCGGTTACAAATACCGCTAACACGCTTTCCGCGCGCGCGAATGTTTTGTCTGGCAGTGTGTCCGGTGCGTCGATTACTGCGACGGATTCTTTCGCCGCGCCTTTTGTCGGACTGCGTGTCTGCGGCAAAAGCACGCAGGACGGCACGCCGCTCCCGACTGCGCCCGTGCCGATTGTCAGCGCGGGTGACGGCGGAACGGTGGTGGTCACGGTGTCGGACGGCGCGAACGAATCGCAGACGCTGACGCTGCAAACGCCGAATGCGCTGCCGGGCATCCCGGTCACATCCGGCGGGAACTACACGGATGAAAGCGGGCAGCAGTGGGTGTGCGATGAGGTGGATTTGGCGCGCGGGGTGCGCGTGCAGCGCATCACCAAAATCAAGGTGACGTCTTCGCTCAACTGGCAGACGTCCGGACAAAAGGTTGATAGATACTTTGCTTGGTTCGCTGGCACTTCTGCGACAAATGTTCTTTGTACGCACTTTTCCACCACCGTAGGTTCGGAAGTTGTCGGCGGCGCTATCGCAAACCAAAACAACCTCATCGGATTTGCCTATGCGCAAAAAGGCACATCAACACTTGATGAGTTCAAAGCATTCCTCGATGCGAAAGAGGTGTATGTTTGGACATCGCTTGCAACTCCCGTCGAAACCGCCCTTTCCGCTGCTGAAATTGCCGCGTACAAGGCGCTGACCACCTATGCCCCGACGACCGTCATCAGCGTGAGCGGCGGCGCTGGCGCGACGGCAACGTATCAGCGCGACGTGACCATTGTAATCAAAAATCTTGAGGATTCGATTGCATCCATGACACAAAATTAAGGAGGTATCTTTATGGCAATTAACAGCAAAGCTCGGCACGATTTGACGCTGCGCGCAATCAAGCGCGAGATTTCCGCGGGGCGCGATGTGGCATTTTGGCTCGATAAGGCGTACACGCACCTCGACAACGGGCTGCTGACGGAGGATGACATCGCGGAAGTCGAGAAGCTGGCACAGGCGTACTATGATTCGCTGGACGCGGCGGAAAATAAGGAAGACGCGGCAACAATCTAAGTTGCAATTGGTAGCAAGTTAGTTGCAAGTTAGTACCAAGTTAGTGCCAAGTTTGAGGAGGTGTCATCATGCCCAAAATCGCAGTATCCGCCATTCTGGGCGACTTCCAGCGGATGCTTGACGAGCACTGGAAGTATACGGCTGGTGCAGCGGAGGCGGGGAACGTTGACTGCTCCGGCGCGTTTGTCTGGTCATACCGTCAGCACGGACAGAGCATCTATCACGGCAGCAACCGCATTGCGCGGACGGAAATTGTTGAGCTTGTACCAATCTCTGCCGCAAAGCCCGGAATGGCTGTTTTTAAGTGCCGGAATCCGGGTGATTCGCGGTATGCCTTGCCGTCAGGCTACAAGCAGGGCGGCAAATACTACAACGGCGACTTGAGGGACTTTTACCACATCGGGCTGATGGGTGAGGACGGCAAGGTTCTCAATGCGCAGAGCAGCGCAACAGGCTTCGTCGCTTCACCCGTCAAGTCGTGGACGTGTGCAGGATGCCTCAAAAAAGTCGAATACAAGGAGGATATACCAATGGTGGATGATAGCAACGATGTTATTTGCGTTGGACGTGTGACAGCGCAGAGCGGCAGCACGGTAAATCTTCGCGCAGAGCCGAGCAAATCCGCAAAGGTGCTGGAAAAGGTCAAAATCGGCACGACTGTCAACGTCATCGGTAATAGTGGCGGATGGCTTCACGTCGAGACGGAGACGAATCAGGGCTACATGATGGAGGAGTTTGTCGATGTTGGTATTTCCAAAACGGAAACACCCACGGTCTCTGAGCTTGCGGAACGCATCGAAAAGCTGGAGGAACGCGTCACAGCACTGGAAGGCGGGGTAGGTTGAGATGGAGAACATCACCGCCGATAAACTGATTCTGGCGCTGGGCGTGATGCTCGTCCTGCTGGGAGCATACAATACATTTTACACCGCGCGAAAAAATGTGAGGGACGAACGCAAGCGACAGGAGCAGCCAACAAACACGCTTGCATCCAGCGTCGCTGACATCAATCGCAAGCTGGACACAGACAAGCGCCGCCTTGATGGGCACGAAGAGCGCATCGGCGGCTTGCGTGACGGACTGATGGTAACGTGCGCCGGAGTACAGGCACTTTTGGAGCATGAGTTACACAACGGAAACGCCGACGAAATGACGGCGGCAAGCAGGGAAATTGATAATTGGTTGAGGGGCAATGCCCTAAAGGGAGGAAATGCAAAATGAGTGAGAATTTGAAGCGCAAACTGACAAGCCGCAAGTTCTGGGCGGCAGTTGTATCCTTTGTAACCATGCTGATTATGGCGTTCGGCGTGGCGGATGAAACCGCAACACAGGTCGGCAGCATCATCATGGCGGGTGCTACGGTTATCGCCTACATCATCGGCGAGGGTATGACGGACGCGGCTGCGGTCGCCGATGGAAAGGATAAACCGAAGGAGTAACGCATGAGCCGCGAAGTCGTATGGACAAAAGCGGTTGTGGATGCTTTTGTGGATGAAGCCTGTTTGTCAGAGGAAGAAGAACTGATTATCAGGTCGCGGGCGAAGGGCTGGACACGCACAAAGCAATCAATACAGTACAATATGAGCATTCGCAAGATTGACTATATTATACACACGCTGAAAACCAAGTACGACGAAGCGCAGAAATACTCCGAGATTTTACCCAAAAGGAATATAAAGAAAGCCGGGACGTAATGTCCCGGCTTTTTGTTGTACACTATTCTTGCGCCTGACGCTTGCACTCAACTTCAAGCTCTGGATACACCCCTGCGATTTTCGCAAGGGTTTCGGTTTTTAGGCGACGGTACAGCTCTTCCTTGCCGACAAGCCCGAAAAGGTCAATCAATTTGTCGTCATATTCACAGAGATTATGGCGGACAAAATTAACCATCCAGCGTTCAAGCGTCTCGGGATTCGGGGACAATATATCCACATTGCCGTGTTCCAAATACCATTCTTGCTTTGCGTTCAGCGTCGCCTCTTCCAGCACGGGCATATCCCAGCGCGTAACGTGGATGGACGCAATGAGGTTGTCCGCAATGCCTTCGGCGTTCTTGCGTTTCGTTTCGACGGCTTTTGCGGATGCCGCTTTCCGTGCGGCTGCTTTTGCCGCCATCGTCTGGAACTCCTGCGTCCCCATGACGGAACGCACATCATCCTCGCGCCACAGCTTCATGGGCGCGGAGGACGCATAATGTGGATTCCGTTTAAGGATAGGTGGCGGCAGCAGCTTATCTATCATGGACTTTGTGAAGCCCATGGACAGAACTGCCGATTGCGAAATAAGCTGTTCCTTTTGCTTTTCCGGCATGGTGTTCTCCTTGTATTAACTTTATTGCAGGATGCTATTTTTTGTTTATTTTTAATACCTCGTCTATTGCCGCACGACTTTCGTCAGAAACCTTCTTCCCATTTTCGTAATTTCGTATTGTTCTTTCGGATAAATGCACGATTTCCGATAGCCGTGCAACGGTAAAGCCCGCTGCAATTCGCGCCTTGCTTGCTTCTGTTTTCTCTTTTCGATACTTTCTCGGCTTTTCAAGCGAACCGTGTTGCTTCTTTGCTGGCAGATTAGAGGCTTTAAGCGCCTTTGCATCCGCGCAAGCATCGGAACAATATACTCTGTGCGCTTTATTTGGTGTAAATGTCTTTCCGCAAGTTGGGCATAAACGAACGCGTATTTCCTCCATCTTCTTTTGCGTCTCGCTACGCGATTCTTTCCTCCTCTGATTTGTCTTCTCCGCGTTTTTTTTATAGTAATCCAGCGCACGCTTGCGCGTTTGTTCTGCCGCACAATTTGTACACATCACCTGCCGCCCGCTGTTTATAATGTACGCTTTCCCGCAAATCTCGCAGTAGGCAGTTCCACCAATAACACGGCTTTTTCCATTCTTCTTTCGTTCTGCATACTCTTTTTTTATTTTCTTCTTTGCCGCTATGTTGCAAGTCGGGCAACGCTTTGAGCGCGGATAACCCATGTACTTAGCGCCGCAATCCTCGCAGATTTTTTCTTTCACTGTTTCATGAACGTTAAAATGCCCTTTTCCTAATAAGGCATTTGCTTCTTTTGATTCCTTCTTTTTCATCTCAATAGCGCATTGCGGGCAGCAGAAGTACTCCTGCTGCCCGGACAATGGTTTTCCGCAGTTTTCGCAAAGCCTCATTCTTTAAGCCCCCACATTTCCAGCGTATCGTCGATATACTCGGTGTCGCTTTCGTTGCATTCCTTCCAAGGGGTTCTGGGGTCGCCGATAATCGCTTCGATTTTAGCGATGGTCTCTTCTGCCCATTTGCTACCATCCTCTTCAAGGTCATTCAGCGCGACAGGATTCCCTTCCGTCGTGAGAATCCACTCGCCGTAGACGGGTTCGACACCTACATACAGCGTGTAGGTGAGACCTTCTTCAGAGCCACAGAACTCGTAGATTTCGGTGTTTTCGTTCACAGTAACCTTTTTCATAATTCTTACCTCTTTCTGTCCGGGGTTTTATTTTGCACCGCCCCTTGACACTATGTATTATAGCACAAGTTGTGCAACTTGTCAATGCTTTTTTCAAGATTTT